ATAGTAAGGTGATGAATATGCAAGCAAATACAACAACTAATAAATATTTTCTAATGATAGATATGATAAGTCAATTATTGTAGAATCAGTTGAAAAAGGAAGAAAAGAAATAGGGGGAGTTAAAATGAATAATCAAGAGAAAACAAATAGTAAATCAGTTAGCAAAGAAGGTAATGATAATAACAAAGGTATAGAATTAGACTTATCAAAGTTAAGTGCATCAAAAAGTAAGAGTGTAAGTAGGGAAGTTGAAGAGTCTGGGGTAATTTCAATAATTAATGCAAAAACAGGAAAAAGAATTTATATATCATTAAGTTTAATGAAAAATCTTAATAATGCTAAAAAACTACAGTTTGCATTTAATGAAAATAGTATAGTAATCGGAGAAAGTTTACCCAAAAATAATAGTGAATTTCATATTAAAGCAAGTGGTAACAAATCAAACATATATGCTGCTGAATTAGTGAGAGAAATTACGGATAGATTTAGTATTGACTTCAATGATAGGACTTCAGTAACATTTCATGATGTAAAGTATATACAAAATGAGGGAAACACAATAGCTATTATAAAAGTATCCTAGTGTCATATATACTTAAATAGGAGTTGGAACTTATGGAAATTTAAGTAAATACGAAGGAACTGAAGTATCAAGCATATATCATATCTTTAGAATAATGGAGGCGTTTCTGATGAAGAAGGAAAGTATAAGCTATGAAATAATGATAGATATAATTTCAAATATAGTTAAAAAGTATATAGAGAATGAAGCAATAACAGTTAAGGAAGGTGAGACTAAATGATTAAAAGTAGGATAGTAGGGTATTTACGTGTATCCACTGCAGAGCAGGCGGAAGAAGGCTTCAGTATTGATGCACAAGAAAATGTAATTAGACAAAAATGTGAAATGGATGGGTGTGAGTTAGTTGAGATATATGCTGATAAAGGTATTAGCGGTAAATCAATGACAAATAGATTTCAACTACAAAAATTATTAGAAGATGCAAAGAATGATAAATTTGATGAAGTGTGGGTGTGGAAGACTTCACGGTTAGGTAGAAATCACTATGAACTGCTTACAATAGTAAAAGAACTTGAGAAATATGGGGTTGGATTTCGTAGCTGTTCAGAAGCTTTTGAAACTTCTACACCAACAGGAAAACTAATGATGAATCTACTAGGTTCAATAGGGGAATTTGAAAGGGAAACAATAGTAGATAATGTGAAGTTTGGGATGAAACAAAGAGCAAAAACTGGAAAATGGAATGGCGGAATTGTGTTCGGCTATAAATCTGCTGTAGTCAATGATAGTAATACAAGATTAGAAATAGTTCCAGAAGAAGCAACTACAATTAGAAAAATATTTGCTCTATATGCTTCGGGTAAGGGACTAAAAGCTATTACTAATCAAATAAACCACGAAGGATATAAAACTAAAAAAGGTAATATGTTTGGTACTGGTGGTGTTAAAGATATATTAATGAATCCTCTATATATCGGTAAGATACGTTACAATGTAAGAGAAGATTGGAGTGAAAAAAGAAGGAAGGGAACTAACAAAAATCCAATCATTGTTGACGGAGAACATGAAGCTATTATTCCAATAGAATTGTGGGAAAAGGTACAAGCATTATATAAAGTTAAGTGCGGAAAACCTAAAAAAGCCTTTGAAGGGAATTATATATTGACAGGATTATTAAAATGTCCGATATGTGGAGCTTCAATGGTTGCAGATAGAACTAAAAAGAAACATAAGGATGGAACATATAAAATTACGAGAAGGTATGTTTGCGGTAATTGGAGGAATAAAGGAACAGCGGCTTGTCACTCTAATGGAATTAGGGCTGATTATGCAGAAGAATTCGTACTATCAAGGGTTAAGGAAGTAGTATTTAATGAAAAGATATTAAAAGATATTGTAAAGAACCTAAATAAAGAAAGAAAAGATACAATACTGCCACTAGAAAAGGAATTGGAGCAACTAACAAGGATCTTAAAAGACCTAGAAAACAGAAAGAATAGAGTTTTTGAACTTTACGAAGATGGCACAATAGACAAGCAAACGTTGGCACAAAGAATGGAAAATATAACTGTTCAAATAGATGCACAATCTAACCGTAAACTACAGATACAAAAAAAACTGGAAAGCAATGATTCAGTGAACATACCATATGAGGTGGTAAAGAACACGTTGAGTAACTTCCATAAGCTACTAGAAATCACTGCTCCACAAGATAAAAAAACTTTACTACAATTAATTATAAGTAAGATAACTATAAAAGACAAGAAAGATATAGACAGCATAGAGCTTCATTTTGATGAAAAGGTACAAAAGTATTTCATAAATAATAACGAAGGAGAATCTCCAGATGATGGGGGTTCTCCTTCGCTTATTTTGTTTACGATTAAAGTATAGATATACTATTAGTTAAAATAAATCTATTATCCATTAAAATGTACTTGATGGTGTATAAATATTATTGCTTGAAACAATTTAGAATGTTAAAATATGTTATAAGATAAATATTCAGAAAGAAGTGATTAAAATGAGTGTGAATATACCAATTAATAATATACCTGATGCAAATGAACTGTGGAGTGGAATAGGTGGTCACTTTGACTCATTAGGACAAATTTTATGCGAGTTTATTGATAATAGTATTTCAAATTTTACAGCTAATAAATTAATAAGTAAAACTATTATAATTACTTTAAAAGAACTTAAAGGTAAAAAGGTTTTGGTTAGCGTAGAGGATTCTGGTACAGGTATAAAAAATATGAATTCAGCCTTTACATTAGGATCAAAAGCTGCTTTAGAGTCACCTTTAAATGAGCATGGATTTGGTATGAAACACGCACTTGCATCTGCAAATATTGATAATGATAATTGGAAAATATATACTAGAACAAAAGAGGATTTTGATAATAAACAATTTAAAAAGATAAATTCTCCATATAAATTAAATGATTTTGGAGCTAGTTTAGTTCAAAATAACGAAGAACAATGGGCTGGTCAGCTAAATGGACCAGGAACTTTTGTCGAATTTAAGTGTTCTTATGACCTTTATAAAACAATTAGAAAAGGGGTACCAGGTAATTATAGTTTCGGTGGAATAGTTGATATTTTAGTTGAAGATTTGGGATTTATATACTCAGGTTTAATAAAAGAAAATAAAGCAACAATAACTATACTATATGAGGATATTAAAGGGAACACAGATATTAAATCTGTAAGTAGTATAGAACCAGATTGGGAACAGTTCTTTGATCCAAGGAAAGGTGAAACAAAAATTGATTTAGGTGGTGGAACTGTAACTCTTAAATATGCTTTTGGTGCAATTAAAGAATCAAAAAATTATAAGTATTACAAACGAAACATGTCTTCATCTGGTGTAGAGATAAGGATTAATGGAAGAGTTTTAGCTTACAACTTATTTAAAGAGATATGGGGAATCGAAAGGCATAATAAATACAATTATTTATTAATTAGTATAGATGTGATTTCAGATGATAGAAGTGCTTTACCAACAACAAGAACTTCAAAGAATGGTATACGGGAAGGCGACGAGAAATTAGAAAAATTATATAAGTGGATTAGAGAATATCTACATACTCCGAAAGGAAATATTGCTGATGTTGATGATGAAGATGATCTCTTTGAAAAACTTGAAGACATAAAAAACAAACAGTTACCAGATCCTAAAATTGTTAATAGACAACAAAGCGTATACAGAAATATTAAAGAAAATGTTAGAATTGATTTATATGTGAAAACAAGTGATAATGTAGTGATTTATGAGGGTAAAAAGGATAAGACAACAATAAAAGATCTGTATCAATTAAAAATGTATTGGGATGGTTGTGTTTTAGACGGAATTCAGCCAACGAAAGCGATATTAATATCATCTTATCATCCTAATTCTGTAATTGACCTTGCTAAATATATAAATCAAATGAGAGACTTAAAAGGAGGACACTATAAATTTGAAACTAAAATGTGGAGGAATGAATCAGTAGAATATCCGCCTTTTAGTGATAAATAATTAATATAAAGGGAGCTGATGCATTAAGAATGAATACTACAACATATAGTGGCTATTTTTAATTTATAAAACAATGTATTGTATGTAAAATACTTATAATGCAACAACCCCTAATTTTATTATAAAAGCTACGTTATAACTGTTACGGTGAACCTTACCACAAGTAACGGCGTCAACCCTCTAGATGACTATGTTCCATATGTTCCTGCAGGGACTATTTAATGCATTTAAATGTCCTACATGGAAATAATATACATTTAATTATACAGTTATTACGTGTTTATTGCTATACTTATATAGCAACTGTAAACCGTATGCTCTGTAATAGATTTACCTTGGAAAACAAAGAAGGAGGGTCACCTCCGTCATCTGGTGAACCTCCATTTTCGATAATGTATTTTATTATGTTTTCGTCAAATTTTAGTTTCAAGGTCTCAATATCTTTCTTATCAGTTATTGTTATTTCTTTGATTACTAGCTGTAGCAATAGTTTCTTTTGTTCTGGCAGTGCTTCATCTAGGATACTATTGTAGCTGAAAAGGACATCCTTTATTAGGTCATACGGAAGTGGTTGGGTATTGTTATCATCTATTGTATCCGTGAGGGTAAGCTTTCTTTCTTCAAGCAAGTCTATTTCCTTTGCTATGTCATCGAGTTTTACAGCAAGGAGGTCTTTATCTATCATGTCATCTTCAAAGAGTTTGAAGTATTTTTCCCTTCTTACTGCTATGTCTTTAATGTTTTTATTTATACGTTCTAGCTCTTCCTGGCATGGTTTTATTTTGGAACTTCTATTGTCGTTTATCTTCTGAACTAAGTCCTTTAGAACTACTTCATTGCAGATAATATTTCTTAGCTTATCGAATACATGCCTTTCAGCGTAATCTGCTCTGATACCATTTGCATGGCAGACACTTCCGCCTTTGTTACGCCACGCACCGCAATAGTAGTATCTGTCTATATGCTTAGAACCATCCTTACGCTTACGGGTACATCTGCCTGCAACCATTCCTTGACCACATTCTGGGCATCTTAGTAAGCCTGTTAGTGGATAGCTACCGTCAAAGGTTCTTTTAGGTTTAGTTGATTTTTTGGAATATAGTTCTTGTACCTTCTCCCAGAGGGAATCTTCAATGATTGCATCATGCTCTCCCTCTACCAAAATTGGATTGGAGTTAATGCCTTTACGCCTTTTCTCACTCCAGTTTTCTCTTACATTGTAACGTATTTTACCAATATAGGTTGGATTGTGAAGGATATCCTTAATGCCATTTACACTGAATGGATTACCCTTTTTAGTCTTGTACCCTTCATGGTTTAGTTGATTAGTAATAGCCTTTATTCCTTTTCCTGATGCATACAAGGTGAAAATATACTTTACAAGCTCAGCCTCACTAGGTACAACTGCAAGCATTGTTTCCTTATTCTTACGAGTTAGAGAAGAGATTTCTTTAGTCTCGTATCCTAAGATAATGCCACCGTTCCATTTACCAGTCCTTGCTCTTTGCTTCATTCCCATTTTTACATTATCTACAATAGTATTTCTTTCAAGTTCTCCAACTGCTCCCATCATCTGTAGAGCAAACTTTCCCATTGGTGTTTCTGTCTCAAAGTTTTCGGAATAGCTTCTAAAGGAGATATTGAACTTAGATAGTGTTTCAACTATTTTCAGTAGATCCAACTGCTTTCTTGCCATTCTGTTTATTTTCCAAACAATTACTTCGTCAAATAGACCTTCTTCCGCATCTATTAGGAGTTGTTGGAGGGCAAGTCTACCTTTCATTGACTTGCCACTTACTCCTCTATCTACGTATTCTTTGAAGAATATTTTGCCTGTAGCTTTACAATATTCTTTTAGTATGCTTAATTGACCGTCTATACTAAACCCATCTTCAGATTGTTCAATAGTAGACACTCTTGCGTATATTGCTACCTTTATTGATTCTTTGAACATTTTAACTCCTCCTTGGTCTCGTTCTCTGTGTTCTTTTTCTTTAAGTGATTTTGCAATAATTGGCTCATTATATCTATGAGTAGAGAATAGTTATTGTTAGATGTGTTTGCTTGCATAGTTATCACTCTCCTATTGATATTAATAGCTTTCAGTTTGATTTAATTCGGATTAACAAGTCATTTTGGTATGGTTAGTATTTGATTCTTTGAGCTTGTCCCGTAAGGGCTCTTTAGGATAGTCTATTTGAATACCTTAGAAGTATTGATTTACAAGGGTTTGTAAGGAAATGTCCCGTTGTCCCGTGAAAAATTTTATTTACACAATATTTTGGATAGAAGCATTTGTTTTGAGTTGCTTTCTAATATGTATTTTTTCTATACGGGACGGGACTTCAGGACTTTTTAGATTACAAGTCTTCCAAATTAGTAGCAACTTGTTCTGAGTCACTACTACTGTTATTTTTGTCAAGAACCTTTACTACGTGGACGTGAACTCTACTACCTGTACTACTCAACTTTCTCTTTCTGGTGTAGCGGTCTTCTTCACAATCTAGTAATCCTGACTCTTTCCACTGCTTAAGGATTATTTTTTCGTCCTCATAGCCACCAGTGTTCATGATTCTTTTGAATATATCTGGGTATATGCAGATTTCATCTGGCTTGGACAACTTTCCGGTGTATGTGCCCCAGGTTTCAATACTATCGCTCTTGGTATGATTTTTGATGAATTTCTTTTCATTTATTGCGTATTGTTGCAAGAAGTATTCGTAAGCTGTTTGCTCAATATTTCTATCTAAGGAGCTTTCCTTCTCGTTACTGATAAGGAATTTGGTTATTTCTTTTACATGGAAATCAATATTTAGTGCTACTTTAGCTATTCTTGCAGTAGTACTTAGGATTGCAAGCTTATAGGCTCTACGACTTACAAAATTATCGTTGATGCCTTCTTCCCTTAGCTGTTTATTGATTTTTTCGGTTTCTTTCTTGTATACCATTTGTATTTTATCTATACCTAGATTAAGCAATTTCTTTGCAAATTTTATGCCTGCGTGCCCGTAGTTATTTATACAAGTATCTTTTATCTCATCAGCACTTTCAGCATCTGTTGTCCAATTTATGTTTTTGAACTCAATTACTCTCATTCTGATTCCGTCATTCTTTTTTGACTTTGCAAGGATTGAAAATTCACCATTGGATTCAAAGGTACTAGACCATTTTCCTGATTCCTTAATGGTTGAATCCTTGTTTAGCCTTTTTTTATCTACTCCACCTGCCAAACGGTAGATTAGTTTGGTGAAGTCCTCACCATCTGACATTGATATTTCGTCAAAGACTACAGCTAGTCCACAGTTACCGTTAAGGTTAGATAGTAGAGCATTTGCAGTTGAATTCCAGGTAGTGAATAGACCATTTTCCCTACTATCTGGGTATCCCCAAGGAGAAATTGCAAGTCTGCTTCCTGTGGTTTTACCAGAGGTTGAGTTACCGCATTTGTGAATGATTAGGGTATCTATTGAATTGGCACTACCTATCATGGCTACAAGTGCTGATGATAAGCCAACCATTAGGTTTGTTTGTAGTGGAATGTTACCAAGGACGTGCTTTTCAATCATTTCTTTCCATGGCTCATAGTTACCATGTGGTTCTATTTTTAGGTTGCCATTGTATACTGAATCAAGCCCAATTGACTTGTAGTGCTTGAACACTAGCTTGTCCTCATGTTTAGCAAATCCTAACTTTGAGTGAATTCGCTTGACTGGTGCTTTTGCCTCTTCATTGTGAAGATGGTGCATTATCACTGTAGCATTGGATTCTAATACATCTACACCTGATTTTTGTAGTTGCAAGAGCTCTCTTTTTATTAGACATTGAACCCTTGGAACAATTAGGGTCTTGTAACTATCTTTATAGGAATATTCAAGCTCAAAGAATATCTCACCAGTGTCAATATTTTCTAGAACTGACTTTATGCGAATAGAGTTTGCAACCTTTGTTAGGGTTAGTACATCTTTAACTTTTTCTTCTGTGACAATATAGCCATCGTGAATTTTTACATTTGGGTAGAGAATATCTATCTTCTTATCACTGATAACGTTTTCGGTTTCTTCGATTATTTTCATACGCTCCTCCTGTATTTGAGAATTTGTAGCTTCCGTTTTTGGGGCGGAAGCTACTTGGTTACTTATCTAAAGCGTCTTTTTTTACGAGTTATTCGAGTAGGAGCTTCAACTTCATCCGCTTCTAAGTCTTCTGAACTAGAATCATCATCATAGCTTTCTGATTCTTCCTCTAACCACTCGCTTTCTTCATCTTCTGAGTTATCTATAGGGAAAACATTCACTACATTTTGGTAATATCTGTTGTTACGTTCGACAAAGGCAACTTCAATAGTACACTCGCACCCTATGAGAGTATCTGTATCTATTTCGTGTTGAGCTTCTCCTAGTGTAGCAAAAATTACCCCTAGAAGAGGACTGCTAGATGTTAGATTTGCCTGATAACGCTGAGTTATTGATAAATCATTTTCTTTTAAAGTGTAAGTGAATTTCAGAGCTGGGGGAACTGCTCCCTCAACTTCACTGACGTCAGCAATTATCACATTGTGTATTCCGTTTGGAAAAGATTCGTTTTTTAATATCATATTTTACCACTCCTTAAGGTTTTATTTGAGGCTATAGCTTGCCTGTAGCACTATTAAAGCACAGAAATGGTAGTGGTGTAAATTTCCATACTTCCTCAATTTAGTGTAAATTCTTTAGCTCGGTTAGGACTGCCGCAAAAGTACTGGAAATTTTAATGTAACTCAAATGAATCAGACGTAAGCGGTTCATTGACCAGATTGATTTTTTTAAAAAATTCTGTTTTTGTCGAGAATGAGTATCAATTTCATTATTATCTCGTTAATTCTTGGAATTGCTGCATCTAGCTCCATATTAGGGTTTTTATAAAACAATTCCTAACTTACAAATATGTAAAATATATACTTATGCAAAATAAAGAAAATAGGCGGAAGGCTTGAAATATCTATATTTGATAGCACGAAGTAAGAAA